TTTTGGCCTTTTTTGTGGGTTCGGAGGTTTGTATAAGGGGCAAGCTGGTACGTGGTGGCAGTGAAGCCTGCGGCGATCACGTAGTACGTGGTAGCGGCGGTCAGGCCGGTGGGCAGCGCGCCGGTGGTGGTGATGGCAACCGGCGAACCGATCGAGAGGCCGTGACCGCCCGAAGTGGTCACAACGCCCGGCGATGCAATCGTGATCGTGACGACGCCGCTGGGCGCGCAACCAGCACCAGCCTCAAGCTTGAACTCGTAGTTCGAGCAATCCGCGATTGCCGCGCGAAGCGCAATCTGGCCAGTGTCATTCGGGTCGTACACGAACGAATTTTCCATGGCCGAGCCGGCCTTGGTGCCCTTGAACTGAACGTCAAAGCCCAGATTGATGAACGACTGCGTGACGAAATTCTGCGTGTTTCCAAGGCTGCCGAGACTGGTCAGGCCGGTGATTTCAGTCCACGTTGCACCGCTGAAATCAGCAAGTTCGACGGGGTACTTGAAGGCCACCTTGCGGCCAATGTAGAGCTTGGAACCAGAGACTGCGACGGGATCGGCCATGAGGCATAACTCCTATGCCCGGCATGGCGGGCGGTTTAACTGCCGCCACCTTAGCGAGTATTGCCCCGTTGCGCAAGATTGTTGCGTGGTCAGGAAACGAATGAAACAAAAAAGGACGCTCTAGGCGTCCTTTTGATTGGTTGGAGCCACTCCGAGGAATTGAACCCCGCTCGCCGAATTACAAAAACGGAGCATCGCCACAATGCTTGAATGGCTTGGCAATCATTGCGTCAAACCGAACTCCACAACACCCGCACGACAACAACGCGATATGCGCCTTCGACATAGGGCTGCAAGACATCAGCGTTCCGCGTGACACGCAATCGGCCCATGCACAAATCCGCCGGGAAGTGGTCTGCGATGGTTCCGCCAATCTGCATAAGCTGGACGTGCGAAACAGGGGCCGCCAGTGGCCATTGAACCGCCAGGATCAGCGTCCCTGACCGCTCATTAAGATCGGACGACACCCACCCGTTCCGGTCATTGTCATTGCGGACATCGGAAATCAGCAGGAACGGGGCCAGCCCGGCGGGCGGGGTGACAACCGCATTAGGCTCAAATCGCTGCAACACGGGATCGGTCACAAGCGTGTCGATCCGCGCCTTAAGCGAAAGCCAGTCCTGAACAGCGGTTGTGGCGGTCATCACTCAAACCTCAATTTTGAAACGACGCCCGCCAGGATTGCCGGGAACCTCGCGATATTGGCCTCATTGAAGCCGCGCCCACTTTGATTGTATGATCGCCCAAGAACGTCGGTCCCGACGAATCCATAATTCACACGATGTGCGTAGATCGCCTTGTATGATACATACGCGCTTCCATCACCCTTGGCCACCGACGATGCCGCGCGATAATCCTGCCGCACTGGCGAATTGTAGCCCGGCCCATCACGCATGATCGGGGACGCCGAAATCGTGACCGATCGAGACAGGTTGCCGGTATCGACGGGCGTAAACCCCCCGACACCCACCCGCGTTGCCATCGCATTGGCGAATGCCTCAACTAGACGTGCCGGCAGGACATTGATAGCCCGCTTCTGGCGCTTGGCCCACGCCACGGGATCGGTTCCAGTCCATCCGGTCATGGCTTATGTGCGCCACTTCCGACAATTGGCGGCGGCCCCATGGGCTTGTCCGATTTACGGGGCTGATACCCTCCTCCGCAAGGGCGATGTTCGTAACCAGGGATGATGATGGCGGCATGGCGGATAGCGTCGTTCCATCCCCTGATATACTCCTTACTCTTTTCCATCTTCGTCACCTTTCCGCTTCACCCCGACCATCTCCGCAGCCCCTAATGCTGCCTGCCTCACAGCCTCGGCAATCTGGCGGTTCTGCCACGCGTCCAATAGCTTCCGGCGGCGTTCGGCGCATGTGGGGCAGGTCATTCAAACCTCACTTTGTTGCCGTCAACCATAAACGTAACGGTGATTGTGGGAATTTGGTCAACTGATTTTATTGAGTATTCAACAGCTACGACGTTAGGCAGTTGTTCCCCATCATCACCAAATAGCATCACGGCTTTCCCGCCTGGAACGCCGCAAGCGTCTGCAATTTTAACCCAAAGCGTCCGCTTTGCCACCAAGTCAACCATCAAACCTTCTCCACCTTAGAGTATTCCGTCCGACACCGACACGAAGCATTGTGCCTAGCACCCCCACGCGGGTCGTGAGCATACCTCATCGCAGTGCCATCCGCCATGATAAAACTGGCATCGATCGGAACCGAGACGCCAGACATGCCAACGTGATCGGGACGGGCATTGATATAGATTGAACTATGCCGCCACGTCTTAGTGACGCCTCCCACAACCTTCTTCGCTGCCTCAAATTTGGCGGCCTCGGCATATTGATCGACTTCGGCCCGCGCTATATCTGTTGCGCGTTTGCGCAACATTCTTGCGGCGTACTTTCCGGTTATTTCGTCAACCTTTGCAGAAGTTAGCACGGGCGCATCACCATTCCTGGCCGCCTTTATCGCCCGTTTGATCAGCGCATCATATCGCTTGTCACGCAGCTTCTGCCCGGACAGAACGGCCCGCATTTGTTCTGGATCGCCGGATAGCAGGCGTTCACGCATACTCTCGACATAGGATATTTGCGGGCGGGACAGCCCGATGATGGGTTTGATTTCCCGGATGATCGCGCGGGCTGCCTCGCGGCGATTTGCCCCATCCACCGACATCATGCGCCGCTCGACTGCATCCCGGATGCCTTGGCGCGCGTCCTCGGTCATGCGTGCGGTTGCAGCCGCAATGTCGGCCTGAATGACCGGCATGTTCGGCGTAAATCGAACGCCCAATGTCGGCCCGAACCTCTGCCCGTACCGGAGATAGATCGTCATCGCGATAAGCATATACGGCGCGAATGGCCCATCGTCGATATTGAGCGCCGCCTCTACGCCAGCGGCATCCCGCTGCGCAATGGCAATTTCCAGCGCCGGATAATCGACACCCGATTGCATATCGGCAAAGGCCGCAAGCAGGGCTTCCTGCAATTGCGGCCTAAGCTCGTTCAACATGGCATCAAGTTGGCGTTGCGTGGTCATGTCAGGAGCCGGAACAACATCACCATCGTCCAGGCAAAAACGCCCAAGGCCGCGCCAATGACAGCAAAAACTGCGAGTACCGCGACGCTCTTGCCGATAAAATCAGCCATCACACCTTCCTCCGAGCGATCATCATGGCGTCGGCAATACGATATGACCAAGTGGCGAGGTTGGTCACGCCGTCGCCGTCGGTATAATCACGGCGAATATCATCATCGTCCTGCGCCGCAAGTTCACCTTGTAGCGCAGCCATGGCAAAGCGATCCCGTAGGGTCCCCGTGTCGTCTTGCGTCACTTCTTCCCGCGTCCAGTTACCGCTTCTCGCGTGCCAGCAGTCGCGCCAAAGGCAATATAACTCTTCACCATAGTTGTCCGTGATATAGAAGCCGAGATCATCCTCGCGCAGAACCTCATACCGCTTCCATGCGGTTAGGTAATGCGGACACCCTTCAGGCGGAATTGCATAAGTCGGCATTTTCCATTCTCCATCTTGTGAGAATGCCACCATGCCCCCGCAAATTGCCGCTGTCAACGCCTTACGATAAACTTCACCGCGCTATGAACACCCGCCGCCGGGAAGCGCCGCACAGACAGGATTGTAACGGGCACGCCATCAAGTTCGATGACATCCCCCACCTGATAGCCACCAGGGATGTGTTCGGATATGACGTATTCGTCTGTGGCAACCAGCACATTACCTTCGATGGCCGTCCCGACAAGCTCTTTTGATATGCCGAATGCCTGCGCCCGAATAGGGATGACGGTTGCGGTTGGCGCGGCAGGCGGCTCCCATGGATTGACCGGCGTGGCGGCGGGGGTATAGCGAATATACTTGACGCCCACCGCCCCTAGCCCGCCCTGATCAGACGGGGCTAGAAGGTCGTAAACCATGGATGCCATATCGTCGAAGAAGTCTGTCATTTAGGTGTCCCGGATGGCGATGCCTCGGTCAATAATCAACCACACTGCCGCCGTCCGAAGTGAACGTGGCCATCGGGAAATGACCGCCGCGCTTCCAGATTTTCCCATACTTGGCGTTGAGGCTGTATTGCGACGAGCCAGCGACACAATTTTCGAGGAACAGTTCCGGCGTCGATTGATCGACGAGGAAATCGCTGGGTGGCACCGGGCCGCCCACCTCGGTCCATTCCTGCCCATCGAAATCGCTCTCGGTGACAAGGATTTTGGGGGCCACGCGGTAGCCGATGGATAGGGTCGATCCCGATATGGCGTTGGGCGTCATGTTCCGACACTCTGAAAAAACAAACCCTTGCTGACATCCCCACAAAGGAAATCACGCATCAAGCCATTGAT